TTGGCACAATAAACTCGGTGACTATTACAGATCCGGGAGTTGGATATGCTGTTGGTGATATAGTTTCAGTAGATAATAGTGATGGTTCCTTTACTGGTGTTGGTGGTGTCATAACTATTTCGGAAATTGCTGGTATAGACACTTTATATGTTACAAATGTTCAAGGTGAACTGGGAACTGGAAAAGCATTTCAAGTTGGTATTGGATTAAGTTATGCTGATACAGAATCTACAAAAGTTTCTTTAGGTTCTACAGTCATTACTAGATTAATAGAAGGAACAGGAGTAGAATCTGGCAATTATTTACAGGTAAATCATTTCAACCATGGAATGTTTGCTAATAATAATAAATTAAAAATTTATGATGTTGAATCTGATGTCAGTCCTACAATTTTAACTGAAACTTTATTATCTACAAATACAACATCAATTCAAGTTGAAGATTCTTCAATATTTGAAACTTTTGAAGGTTTTGCGGTTGATGGAAGCAATTTAGGTTATGTTAGAATTGGTGATGAAATAATTTCTTATAATTCAGTTACTTCAAATCAATTATCTATACAAAGTAGAGGAATTGAAGGAGTTATCGAAGATCATGAAATTAATTCTCCAATAAGTAAATATGAATTTGTTGGAATGTCATTAAGAAGAATTAATGGAGTAACATATGACATTTCAGATGTTATAATTTCTGCAGACCAATATTTTATTGAAATTGATAGATCTTCTAACGGATTGGATCGATCTTCTGATAGCACACTTCCACAAGTATCTTTTTCAAGTCAAATTCAAGGTGGTGGATCTCAAATAAGAGCAACTGAAAATCTTACATATAATAGATTAACTCCTAAATTTGATATAAATTCTCCAGGAAAAGAAACATCTGTAACTGGTGTTATTAGGACAACAACAGCTACTAGTATAGATGGATCAGAAACATCATTCCAATTACTAAATGAAGTCGAACCTATTTCTTTAGATGGAAATAATGAATTAAGTTCTTTTAGAATGATATGTTCTAGAGTAAATGAGTTAAATCAAAATGCATTTGATAATGTATCAGGAAGAAGATCATTTACTTCTGCTTTAACATTAAGTACTACTGATGAAAATCTTTCTCCAATCATTTTCTTAAATGATTCTACAGTAGAGTTTTCTTCTGACTTCTTAAATGCACCCGTAGATAATTTTGAATTAAGTTCTTTAGTTGGTTCTCCTCAAAATGATCCACATGCTGCCATTTATGTATCTAATGTAACAACTCTTTCTAAACCAGCATCTTCTTTAAAAGTCATTTTAACTGCATATAGACCTTTTTCCTCTGATATTAGAGTTCTTTATAATTTAGTAAGAGATGATTCTTCAGAAGTTCCACAAGAATTTGAATTATTTCCAGGATTTGAAAATCTAAAGTCCTCTTCAGATGGAGATTTAGAAGTTATAGATCCTGTATTAAATAATGGAAGAGAAGATATTGAAGTTCCTGCAAGTTCAGATGGACAGTTTCTGCAATACGAATTCACTGCAAATGATCTTCCAGATTTTAGTGGATTTGCGATTAAAATTATCATGGCAGGAACAGATCAATCAAATGCCCCAATTATTAGAGATCTGAGAGCAATTGCAGTGAAATGAAAAAATTAGTAAAAGTTAAAGACCATCCTCATCTTTATAGAGATGAGGAAACTGGTTCTATTATAAATTGCGATACTATCAGTTATAATCAAAGAATTAACAGAATTAATTCTAAAGAAGCACAAAAAAAAGAAATTGATGAAATGAAAAATGATATTCAGGAAATAAAAAATCTCCTGAAAGATTTTCTCAAAAAATAGTATGATTTATTATTTAATATAAATATCTAAAAGAACATATGCTCATCTGAATAATGGCAGTATTTGTATCAAATATAGTAATTGAGCAAGGATTTAATTTTAACACTAATTTTATACTGGAAGATGTATTTACAACAAATTTTTTAAATTTAAGTGGTTACACTGTAGATTCTAAACTCAGAAAAACATATACTTCTTCTACTTCTGTTTCTTTTAATTCATCGATAGTAGATGCCACTGGAGGAGAAGTTAGAATATCACTAGCTTCTACAGAAACATCCGAGTTAAAAAGTGGTAGATATGTTTATGATATTAAAGCAACTAATGGGACTGATGTACTTAAATTGGTGGAGGGAACTGCACTAGTTAGACCGGGAGTAACTAGGTAATGCCAACAATAAGAGGTTCTGTTAAACAATCATCAGTAGTAAAAGCTAGAGTTGGTCAACAAAACGTATCTCGTGTATTATCTAATGCATCAAGTACGCCAACAAGATTGATTGATTTAAATGATGTAAATAGTCAATTAAGAACCGAAGATGGATTAATCCTTGTTTGGGATCTTCCGACTCAGACTTTTATAATGACAAGTGTCATTGATTCTGCATCGTCTACAATTGGTGGAATTGCTTACTATACAAATACTACTGATAATATTTTAGGAGATTCTAATACAGGATCTGTTCAGATTGATGGTGGTGTTGGAATTGATAAAAATTTGACTGTTGGAGCAGGTCTATCAGTATTTTCTTCAGCAACTTTTAATAGTGGATTAGTTCAAGGAACTATTGAAAATACTTTAGGTAACCCAGACACTGGTGCTTTTCAGATTGATGGTGGTGTTGGAATTAATAAAAATCTTACCGTTGGTGGTGGTTTTTATGTTCAAGGATCATCCGAATTTATAGGTGTTGCTACTTTTAGAGGTGGCACAATTAATATTGGTGATCAAGATACTGATGATATTAATATTGGTGGTGAGTTTATATCAAATTTAACACCAAATGATGATAATTCTTATGATTTAGGTAGTGAAACAAAAAGATGGAGAAATGGATTTTTCTCAAATACTTTATCTGCAGATTCTTTATTCATATCTGGTATATCAACTTTTAATGGTTTTGTAGATATTAATGATAGTGTATTTGTATCTGGAATAACAAGTACCAATAATTTATTTGTATCCGGAACAACTACATTTTTAAATGATTTAAGTAGTTTAAATATTGTTGGATTTGTATCAGTAACTGAAGGTCTTTATTATGATGCTGATGATTATAATGGACCAAATGGAGTTGCCTATTTTGATAATAGTGGAAAACTTGTTAGTGGACTCAGTACAGAATCTTCAGTTTCAACAAGTAACTATATACTAACAACACTAGAAATTGCAGGAATAGGAACTCCTGTATGGACAAGCACTATTGATGGAGGAGAATACTAGTGTCTAAACCAAATACAAAACAAGGATTAATTGATTATTGTTTAAGACAACTTGGAGCTCCTGTATTAGAAATTAATGTAGCAGATGAACAAATTGACGATCTGCTTGACGATACTATTCAATATTTCAACGAACGTCATTATGATGGAGTTGAAAGAATGTATCTAAAATATAAAGTTTCTCAAGATGATATTGATAGAGGTAGAGCAAGTGGAACTGATGGAGTTGGAATTGTAACAACAACCGGAACATCAACAATAGTTGGCACTGCAACTACATTTAATTTTTACGAGAATTCAAATTATATTCAAGTTCCAGATTCTGTGATAGGAATTGAAAAAATATTTAAATTTGATACCAGTACAATATCTGGAGGAATGTTTAGTATTAAATATCAACTTTTTTTAAATGATTTATATTATTTTAGTTCTGTTGATTTATTGACTTATTCAATGACAAAAAGATACTTAGAAGATATTGATTTTTTATTAACTACAGATAAGCAAGTAAGATTCAACAAAAGACAAGATAGACTATATTTGGATATAGATTGGAAAGCACAAAATAAAGATACATTTTTTGTTATAGATTGCTATAGAGCATTGGATCCAGAGTCTTTTACTCAAATATATAATGACTCATTTGTAAAAAAATATCTGACTGCACTTATAAAAAGACAATGGGGTCAAAATTTAATAAAATTTAATGGAGTTAGACTCCCTGGAGGAATCGAATTAAATGGAAGACAAATGTATGATGACGCTCAGAGAGATTTAGATGATATTAAACAAAGAATGTCATCAGAATATGAATTGCCACCTTTAGATTTTATAGGATAATCATGGCATTAAATCCATTTTTTCTACAAGGTTCTTCTAATGAACAATACTTAATTCAAGATTTAATAAATGAGCAGTTAAAAATATATGGTATAGATGTTTATTATCTTCCTAGAAAGTTCATGAGATCCGATAATATTTTAAATGAGGTGGAAACATCAAAATTTGATGATAATTTTATATTGGAGGCATATCTTGAAAATTATGAAGGATATTCTCCTGGTAGTGACATAATGACTAAATTTGGATTAAGATTAAAAAATGAAATCAATTTAGTTATTTCAAGAGAAAGATTTGAAGAATTTATAGTTCCTTTGTTAAAATCTAGAGATGATGCAGTTACATCTGGAAATATAACTGATTATGATATGAATTTGGTATCTAGACCTAAGGAGGGAGATTTAATTTATTTTCCTTTAGGGGAAAGATTATTTGAAATAAAAAGAGTAGAATTTGAAAAACCTTTTTATCAACTAGGGAAAAATTATGTTTACGAATTGCAATGTGAACTTTATGAATATGAAAATGAAGATATTGATACATCAATTACAGAAATTGATGAAACTGTAAAAGATGAGGGATACATTACATCTTTAATATTAGGAGGAAATCAAACAAATGCCTCAGCAACTTCATCAATTGATGATGGTGTTGTAAGTAAAATTATAATAAATGATGATGGATCTTCATATTCTTCAATACCAACAATTAATATTTCAGGTTCACCAACTGGAGATCCACTAGATAATGCAACTGCAGTTGCAATTACAACATCTATCGGTGGTGCAAAGTCTATAGAATCTATAGAAATTACATTTGGAGGACGTGGATATAATATTTCAGACCCTCCATTGATAACAATTACTGGAGGTGGAGGAGCAGGAGCTGCAGCAACTTGTATAGTTACAAATGGTTCTATAAATAAATTCACAATATCAAATAATGGTTCTGAATATTACTCTGAACCGACTGTCACTGTTGCTGGTCCATCAATTGGACAAACTGCGATTGCAAAGGCAGTATTTAACTCATCTACTGGAAAAATTACAGGAATCCGAATAATAAATGCTGGATTTGGATATACACAAGCACCAGTAGTACAAATTTCTTCTGCCTCTACAATAAGTGTTGGTGGAACATATCTTTATAACGAAACTGTTACTGGTTCTCTTTCTGGAACAACTGCAGAAGTTAGATATTATAATTTACGAACAGATTTGGATATTAATAATCCACCTGGTGATCTTAGAGTTGCAATTAATAATGGACAATTTTCTCCTGGAGAAATTATTGTTGGTTCAGCATCTTCTGCAAGATATATACTTAAATCATATGATAATAATAGTTATGAAGAATCTTACGATAAAAATGAAGAATTTGAGATAGAAGCAGATAATATATTAGATTTTACTGAGAAAAATCCCTTTGGAGAATATTAATGTTAGGTACTTATTTTTATAATGAAATAATAAGAAAAACTATTATTGGTTTTGGAACACTGTTTAATAATATTTACATTAAACATTTAAATAAAGATGGAAGTGTTGCTGACGAAACCAAAGTAGGTTTGAGTTATGGACCAACACAAAAGTTTTTAGCAAAAATTCAACAACAGGCGGATCTTTCAAAACCTATTGCAATTACTCTACCAAGAATGTCATTTGAGATGACCGGGTTGCAATATGATCCTTCAAGAAAAACAGGAATTACCCAAACTTTCAGAACATGTGACAAAGATGGAAGTGCAAAGAAAGTTTATATGCCTGTTCCTTATAACATTTCTTTCGAACTGAGTATCTATGCAAAGTTAAGTGATGATGCTTTACAAATCGTTGAACAAATTTTACCATTTTTTCAACCATCATTCAATCTAACAATAGATTTAGTAGATTCTATTGGAGAGAAAAAAGATGTACCTATAGTTATGGATAATATTGATTTTCAAGATGATTATGAAGGAGATTTTTCTACAAGAAGAGCATTAATTTATACATTAAGATTTACTGCAAAAACTTATGTATTTGGTCCTATTGCAGATTCTTCGGAGGGTCTTATTCGTAAGGTTCAAGTTGATTTGTATACTGATACCAATACTACAACTGCAAAACGTGAAGTTAGATATACAGTTACACCAGAGTCTATTCCACCAGGAAGTCCTGTTGAACCAGGTGATGATTTTGGATTTAATGAGAGTTGGGAATTTTTCTCAGATTCTAAAAATTATAGTCCAACCCAACAAACCGACGTTTAATAGATATGAATAATAATTATGATTCAATCGATGAGGCTCTGAATATTGATAGTGATATTGTAGAGTCAAAACCAATCAAAAAACCGGAGATTATAAAATCGAAGGATGATGATATAGAGAAGGATTATATCTATAGTCGTGCGAACCTCTACTCCCTCATAGAGAAGGGTCAGGAGGCAATTAACGGCATTATGGAGGTAGCAGGGGAAGGAGGCAGTCCAAGGGCATACGAGGTCGCAGGGCAGTTGATTAAGAGTGTTGCTGATACTAC